TAACAAAATATTTACGACCGAAAGTGGGGTTGAATTTATAGAATTCTTTTAGTTTCCAATATAATTGATTTTTTGCAATTGTCTTTGCATTCAAATCAAATGAATAAATTTGTGTATAAAACAACTCCAAATATGGTGTGAAAATATCTATTAGTTTGTCTATAGGGAAAGCAGGGTCAATTTTGATTTTTTTACTGAATCTATTTTGTTTCAACATATAAAGAATCTCACCCTTCAATTCTTTAGGAGATAGATTTCGTAAATACTGTTTCAAGTGGATTTTTTGTATCACAGGTTCATTGTCTTCTTGGAATTTCGATAAATTGAAATTACTCAAGAAATATTGATGAAATAAAGTAGGCATAACAAAATCACTTTTTTTCATGAAAAAATAAATATTGTATAGGATTGCCTTATCGAAAGGTAAATTATTATATGGATTTTTTATTGGTAAAGGTTGTGAAAAATGATAAGGTGAGTTTGACAACGATGTATCAATTATTTTTTTCAAATCAAATAATGTAAACAAGTATTTTTGGTTATTTTGTAATATAGTCATTGTTGTGCGAGAGCTCTTTATATTCGACAATGAAAGGTCAGTATCAATAGCAATAGGAGCCTTTCTATATTTGTATCGAAACGCTAATCGATTCAATAGATGATATTTTTTTTGTACATCATAAAATGTTTCATAAATCATGTTTTTTATGGAATCATTAAAAAAAATATTATTACGTACAGAATCCAAAAAATCAAATTTAGTTCTTACATTGAACAAAGGTGTTAATAATAATATGTTGAATGTAATTTTCACTAATTTACTATAATCATCTAATTCGGGGATTTTCAATTCATAATTGTATGTTTTGTTAGTAAGCTCTAATTTAGATTGCAGGGTGTTTTCTAATTTTGACATGTTGTATAATTCATTAGTTTCAGCGGTTTGTTTGTGAAGTATTTGTAAGAAAGCATTCATTTTCTATCCACTTTGACGTGTACTTATTTTTTATAAGCGGGTTCTTTTTATGTTATTTTTCAAAATGTTACAAAAAATAATATATGAATACCCTCTTACGAGCCATCTGCTTTTTTCAATGTACAAATTATAAGTACGTAATTATGGCACTTTTTATTGTTCTGAATCGTGTTCTAGGATTATAAGTACGTAATTATGGCACTTTTTATTGTTCTGAGTCGTCATCTAGGATTTCATTCGATTTATTGGTTTCTTTTTCCATAATACTTTTGACTAATAATTCATTGCGTAATTGAGTTGTTTCTGCGTCCTCTACTTCACGTTCTTCGAAATTAACCGTTTCTTTGACACCAACTAAATTACCCTCGTCGTCCATAGTTTGTGTCAAAACATTACCACTCTTCTTAGCTTTTTCAATGTTTTCCATAATAGCCTTCTTCTTGGTTTCACGAATGCGTTCCTCGAATTCCTTTTTAGCCATTTCCTCGTTCTTGAGCTTTTCTTTGTGAAGTGCATTGAGTTCTTCTTCTAAGTGCTCTACACGGCCAGTCTTATAAGCATCTGGGTCCCATGGTACCCAAATACCTACAGGGCCAACAAAAATATCATGGTTTGGGTCTTGTTCACGAAGTTTCTTACATTTCATTTCGGCTTCGTCTTGAGTAGGGAAAACCCCGCGGACTTTCAATCCACGGACGGATGTTTGGAAAGCATGTTCGCGGTTGAATTGTTCATTTAGCTTTTCTTCTTGTTTGTCCATGAAATTTTTGTAGTCGTCTTCGATGCCTGATTTCTTTAGTTTATCAGTTTCTTCTTTGACAAACTCATTGAAATCATCAATAAGTGTTTCAACTTTTAAATTATATTTGTATGCAATGAAATGGACAAAATCGAAGTAACGTTCCATAGATTTAGAGAATTCCCATTGTTTGATGAATTGGTCGAATAAATATACCTCGCGTTTTTTTAAGGTTTTTTCTGGTGAAACGAATGAAATACATGCGAATTTTTGTCCGGCGATTGGAGGGTCTTCATCACATAAATCAATATATTTAGGGTTTTGTTTTCCATTAGGAAGGGTCTTTTTTTCGAAACTCATCGCTTATAAAATAATAGTGTTTTTTATATTTAAGTATTTTGGTATCAATATAATATTTTTATAAATTTGTATTTAGGAATTTTTATTAATATGTTTTTGAATTTTTTTGTTATTATATAATATATCAACAAATGTCTGGCATGTTCGATTTAACCGAGCTTATTAAGCGCGCCATCAAATATTTAATTGAAGGTCTAGTTGTTGCTGTCGTTGCAACAATTGTTCCTCGTAAACAACTAAACGTCGAAGAAATTATCATCATTGCTCTTACTGCTGCTGCCACTTTCAGTATCCTTGATGTATTCATTCCATCTATGGGTGCCTCAGCAAGAAACGGTGCTGGTCTAGGTCTTGGATTAAATTTAGTCAAATTCCCTATGTAAATAATATAAAAAATTGAATACCGAATATTATTTTCCATTATATAAAAATATAATGAAAACCATAAAAACCATCATCAATCCAATTGATAATCCATCTAGAGAAATACTTCTTAATACAGATTTTTATAAGACCATTTATGCAAATCAATTGACATCAAATGATATTGGTAAAAAAATATATTTTATACATAATCGTGGTATTAGTTGTAGAAAAATAACCAAACTAACTGATAGACATTTTACACATTCAGCAATAGATAATAATAGTTCAGCAGAGGCACTTATATCACATTTTGAATTTCCTATGTATATGGATATCAGTCTAGATAAATTATTCGATACAGCTACCCGAATAATTTTAGACAACTGTATAGGAAATAAAAATCCAGATTCTGTATTGAGTTTCTTTAGTAATCGTGATTTAGTATTACATACTAGTGTGTTTTTATAGTTGAGGTTTTTACGTTTAATATTTAGGAATATTTTATTTTGATATTGTAATTACAGAATGGATAACAAAGACGAAAAAATAGTAGCTCTTCAAGCAGAAATTGATAGTTTAAAAACAAAATTGGAAAAATATACAAACAATGAACGTCATCGTAAATATTATGAAAAAAATAAGGAACGCGTCAAAGAAAACGCAAAACAATACTTGAATCGTCTTAAGGAAGAGAATCCGGATAAATTAAAAGAATATAGACATCGTGCTTATATGAAACGTAAAGAAAAGATTACTAATGAAGATAACTTATAAAACAAAAAAATATTATTCAAAAACAATAATATTTTTATACCGTTGGACAAAATTCCCAATCCAAATCATTACATACTTTTTTCCATATCATATCCTGTTCCAATTGTTTCTCACGGTCTTTCATCATAGGAATATAGGGCAAATATTGTGTTTGGTCCAACAATACACATAATTGATACAACGTATACGTATAATTGAAAAAATTGGTGCGATTCGCAGGACAATGGACAGCCCATGGTTTCTGTATCTCAATAAAAAGTACACAAAGAGTCTCATGCAATTCTTCATTCATAATCGGTGGTTTGATTCCAAACAATGAATTGATGTATTGAATATGCTCAAAATATTTGTTTAGACCTAACTTACGTAGGATTTCGCGCATCTTGTCATAATTTATTAGTGACATGTCTTGAATGCGCTCTTTTTTGATACGCGCCTTGATAGCATCGATAACTTCTTCTGGAATTTGTGTTGTCTCTTTAGCTTGAAATTGTGAAAGAATTTCTTTGAAATGATTAAGACGGATATACGCAGTATATGAAACTTCGTTGGGTGGCTCTTTGTTCGTGGGTTTTGAACTATCAATAATATAAGTGATGAATTTACCACAACCAGGATTATTACATATTAGAATACCTTCTTCGTCTTGTGGGATAAGTTCTCCTTTATGACATATATCACATACGTCGCTAATAATAACAAAGTCTTTGATATTGGTTATTTCGTTATTCACATTACGCCAGTAGTTTTGATAGGCTTTTTTGGATTGGGAATATTTATCACTGTTAGGATTGGATGTTTCTGTGTTAGATACAATCGACCGAATTTTAAAAAAAGAATTGAGAACATTGGTATTTTGATTTGTTATATTTGATGTATTTGATATCTGCTTTTTTTGCTCAAAATAATCGAATATATACTTGGAGTTGTCTAGTAAATATGTTTTTTTTTGAGATTTTAGAGAGCGAATTTGAGAAGTAATATTGATGATTTTATCACGGATATCCATATAATCGTCGATTTGGTTCTCTTTTAGTGTAGGAATAATAGATTTTAGACGTGCTTTTTCGGTTTTTAGGTTAGGAATCGTTGTTGTTTCTATTTCATGAAAATAATTTAGCATTTCACTATGTTTTTCATCGATAGTATTAGTTGTAGATTTACTTTGTTGATTTTGATATGTAATCATATTACAAACCGCCAATATATAAAAGATATAATAAAAGTACATCAGTGTTTTTATGTAGGTTTTTATGAAATTGATTCAAATAATATCAAAAACTCGTAAAGAATGTTAAAAATGTCTATCCTAAAAATGTATACAAAATATGTCTACCAAAAATCTTGAAGTTCCTATCGACCAAATAAATCATATAACAAAACATCAAATCAAAAGAATGATTTTTATCCAAAACGCCCTCGACCAAGGTTGGACAATCAAAAAATCTGGTGATTCTTATATATTTACAAAAAAACACGAGAATCGTCGTGAGATTTTTCAAGAAAATTATTTAGAAACATTTTTGATATCGAATTTTTCTAACGACATATTGGATTCTAATATCCATAAACAATAAAAATCTCTACATATGTTAACACTATTATTAATATATGTCAGAACCAACAGTAATAGGCGAAGGAACATATGGTTGTGTTCACAAACCTAGTTTAACATGTAAAGATAAACCAAAATTATCATATAAAAACAAAGTATCCAAGGTATTACTTAAAACTGCAGCAAAAAACGAGTTAAAAGAATATAAAAATGTAAATAAAGCAGACAAAAATAACGAATTTTATGTAGGCAAACCATTATCTTGTGAAATCGAAAACAATTCTGTCAACATTGAATCCATTGAAAAGTGTAAAATAGGCAATGGCGTTATAAATAACCTAAATAACCATAAACTAATCATAATGGGAGATGGTGGTATCAATATCGAAAAATATGTTGAAAAAATCAAAAAATGGACTCCGTCCGTTGCAAACAGAAAAAACTCCGAGTTGTTTTTTTTAGAATCATTGCGATTATTTACAGGTTTGATAAAATTCAAAGAAAATGATTTGGTACATCACGACTTGAAACCACAAAACATCGTATACAACGAACAAACAAATCGTTTGAATTATATTGATTTTGGTCTAATGGGTTCAAAAACAAAATTAATAGAAGAATCCAAAAAAAGTAAAAATCATATGGGTATATTCCATTGGTCTTTTCCGTGGGAACTCGAATATTTGAACAAGACCCAATTTGAAACAATAAAAAATAAAAATACACAATATCGTGCAACAACCTATAATGGATTGATAGAGGATTTTGTAAATCGCAATAAAAAAAATGAGCATGTTGACCATATGCATAATTATTTTTATTATGTATTGAATTCAAGAGTTAATCGTGATGATTACAGAAAAGACCGCGCTATTTATTTGAATGATTATAAACGTTTTTTAACAGATGGAATCGAAACACTCAAATACGATGAATTCTTAGAAAAATCGATTGATACTATTGATAGTTATGGTTTGGGATTTACGTTGATGCATTGGCTTATTTTTGCAAAACCATTTTTGGATCTCCAAATAGTAGACAAACTATATGTTTTGTATTATCAGATGATAAATTTCAATTTAGAGGGTCGTTTAAGAATAGAAGAAGCCAGGAGTCAATTAGAACAAATAATATTAGAGAGTGGTTTATTAGAAAAACATAAAAAAGAAATTCATAAAAACATAGTAAGAGACCATGTCGAAAAGCCTAAAACAAAAATAAATAAATTGTTGGATAGTGCTAAGCCTGAGACTGAAGTAAACGAAGAATTGATAAGAACCACACCAGGTGAAGAACCCGTTATCAAATTGAAAGACTGCCCTCCAGAAAAAGAACGAAATCCAAAAACACGTAGATGTGTGAAACGATGTAACCCTGGATACATAAGAAACGTGGATTTCAAATGTATACGAGAAATGAGAAATGCAAAAAGAATATCATCAAAGACAATGAAAAACAAGAAAAACACATAGATAGTTTGAATGTTTGAATATTTGTATATTTGTATATTTGTATATTACGTATTTTTACATAAAATTACTCATTGTACGACATTATCAAATCCAATAATATTTAGTAAAAAATATTTCTAATTATATTGTGTATAACTAGAAATACAAATATTATCATAAATATTACTGCAAAAATACTATAACAAATCAGTAAACCTAAAAATATTTTTGGTATTTTTATAATTATTTAGGTATTTATTGTATTTTTCTCCAAATTATTTTCTTTGTATAGTTTATAAATATCATAAGATATGGCTGGAGGTCTAATGCAATTAGTCGCCTATGGCGCACAAGATGTTTTCCTTACCGGAACCCCTGAAATCACTTTCTGGAAGGTGTCATACAGACGCCATACCAACTTCGCTATGGAATCAATTGAACAGACATTCTCAGGACAAGCCGATTTCGGTCGTCGTGTTACCTGCACAATCTCACGTAACGGTGATCTTGCATACAGAACCTATTTACAATTAACTCTTCCTGAAATCAACCAATCAATGAAGGGAAACACAGGTGATGTATATGCTCGTTGGTTAAACTACATTGGTGAACAAATCATCGCTCAAGTTGAAGTTGAGATTGGTGGTCAAAGAATTGACCGTCAATATGGTGATTGGATGCACATCTGGAACCAACTTACCATGTCCGCTGAACAACAACGCG